ATCCACGCTTGTCAACAAACTCCAAAAATGGATACCACTTTGTGAGTTGTCTTTCTAGAAAATGGGAAGCAAGTCGCCCGTCAGTGAACATGACAGCGAGTTCGGAATCTGACAAATCTCCGAAAGAGATATTGTCTATTGTGAAAGTATCAACCATTACCAAACCTTTTTCAATCAACTATACATATATGATACTAAATCGTATCACATTTGTCAAGCGAGTTTTACAAAATAACTTGATTGGTCTGTATCAGAACTTGCATATCTAAACAAATCTGTTGCAAAGGTATTTCTTACTGTTGATGTAGAACCCATTGCAATATCTAAAAACATAAGACACATCAGTTTACTGTCTCTGAAGTCGCCTGGCTCTGAAAGTTTTTCTTTTAGTCTTTTCTTAAATTCTGTTGCTGATAGAGTTGCAGTTGAACCCTTACCACTGGTATTGACTGCCTTATACATCTCATACATCTTGTCTTCATAGTTGAAACCAGTAGTTGTTGATTCTGTAATGAACTGTTTATAAGCAGTTCTGCCTGTTTTGGTGCCAAATATACTCTTACCAAAGTGTTTCTTACAATAGAAGTCCACATTACCACCACCGATTTTACCACCGGCAGCAGATGCACCTTTGACTTCACCCTGCCATGAACCACTGAAACTTCTCATCTGCATCTTGATACCACTGATTGTCACATAGATGTCGTTAGACGAAAAGAAGTCTCCACCACTAGAACCAAATGTCCAGTTATCCCATGTGTATTTCTTTTTCTGTGCAATCTGTGCTGGGGATGAAAATTCTGTCAATGATGCAGTTTGTCCATGCACCTTTTTAAGAGATATACCCAACAACTTAACACCAGACAATGAACCATTTCCAGCAGGATTGCCAGCAAGTCTTAAAACCTCTGCATTGAGTTCGCCCCAACTGTTTGTAAACTTTTCTAGTGGTTTTGATGATGTTGTAAATGTTGACGCCCATATGTCGCCTGGATTCCATTTATCATCAGAAAAACTGCCAGGCGCCTGTGGATTATCAGATGCCAAATCTTTTGTTTGAGTGGCACCCTTTGCATCATATATCGCCTTCATAAATGCAGAACCACGATGGAAATATACTGTGCCTGGGGCAAACTTAACTTTCTCAAATAGTTTATTTGCAGTCTTTATGTAAACTTCGTTTTCTAACCAATCTGAAGGCCCATCTTTTAGACACTGTTCTAGTGTCTTATCTGTCTGCACATATAATCCTGCCGCCTTTAAGTCAGAATCAGATGGATAGTTTTTATTTGTTTTATTGATTTGTTTTTTGGTGACATTGTAGATATAGGAGCAATAGAAGCACTGAAGTGATTCAGTCAATGCAGTATCTTCTGCACCACCACCAGAACCAGCACCACCACCAAAGTCTCCGTCCTTGAAAACTTTGGTGTATGGAACTGTTTTTACATTCTTTGAGGCATCTTGGTATGTAAACTCACGAGACTTCTTTTCATAGGAAATGCCAGTGACTTTAATACCATTTTTGTTCTCACCAATAATGAAAGGCTTTTTATCTTTGATTTTTAGTTCAAAGATTTCATCCCTACTCTTGTTTGAGTATGGCCCGTTAGAAGCGTTTTTCAACCAATCTTTATTTTGCAGTGACGCCATTGAATACTCCCTTTAGAAGTATTTATGCCGCCTCCATCGTATCTGATTTCTGGCGATTGATATAAGTCTCAATCAACTGTCCATTTTCAATAGTAGTCTCACCACCCTTTGAGTGTGGAACAATATGATCTGCCTGCCACAGTTCTGAATCCAAGATTTGCAGAAGAGGAATTTCTGAACCAGTTACAGTAGAAACTCCGTTCTGGTTAATCCAAAGTTCATACTTCTGTTCTGGTGTATACAAGCGTTCTGGGTCAACAGAGATAATCAACCCACTTGTTTTCATAACTTCTTCAAAGAAAATCTTCAAGTTCCAAGCAAGAAATTCCTGTTGACGGCGCCCTGCGTTCTTATATGCAAAGGTGTTACCGTTAGAGTGACCCATCTGTGGAGCGTTCTTTGCAAGAGTCCACTTCTTGTCCAACTCATAGACAAAGTTATCAAACGCAGCATCGTCTGCAATCTTCAAATCATCAGACTTTTCGATATGCAACCGAAGCATCATATTGATGAAAATTGAGCGAGGGTTGTTAATCTGTTCTGGAACAGAGATGCGCTTCAGAAGGCGATCTACTGTCTTCCACTCTGAAATGATTGGCGATGATTCCTTATACATTGCATCACGAATTGTCTTGTTATATGCAGTGTCCACTCCATACTTTGAGAAGATGCAAAGGTCGACAATCATCTCATCAATGTAACGGCGATTTACCTGTGTTTCGGTGTAAACCTTGTTGTCGTTTGCAATCTTTGTTTCGTGCTTCGTTGCAAGGTCACGAATTGGTTGTGCGATATTTGTATACCAAGACTGACGCATCTCTTGGGCGTTCTGTGTAACCCCACGATTGACAGCATCAAAGATGTCTGACAACTCACGGCGAGTTGCCTTTGTGATGTATACCACATTCACATAACGAGCACCAACCATAGTCTGGTCAGACTCAGACAAGTCTTTTAAGAATGTTGATGCATTGTCGATTGTAAGCAACTTGCGTCCAATCTCATAAGAACCAGTAGGAAATGGTGTCTGGTCATTCATCAACATATACATGGTAGTTCCACGATTGTTTGAATCACAAGTCACATAGGCATAACCCTTGTTTGCAAGGTTTTCAAAATATTCGATGTCTTTTGGGTCAGTTGCATTGGCAAGACACTTCTTTACATCAGCAAGAATAAATGGTGTCAATGCCATACCACGCAAAACAGAACGAACATAAAGTCCACGATCTTTCTGCTTCCAGCGCCCTCGTGACATGAATGATTCATCAAGATAACAGGTTTCTCGCAGAGTCTTCAACTCATTCAATACAATAGTGCCTGGTTCAGATTCAACCTGTGTCCAAATTTTTTCCATAACTAAATTTTCCTCTTCACTGTTTGGAACTCACTCTATACTTATAATATAAGGTGTTATGATAACAAAGTCAAGCGTTTTCTGCCATTTTTATTAGAAAAAAGCATCTAAAGTGGCAGTTCCAAATTTGTCAGCAACTTTGTTTACATTACCACTATTATGGTCTACTGACGCCCCATTATAGTATGGTATCTTATCTGTTACCGTATAGGAAGTCTCGCCTGGGCGTTTAATCTTCCATTGCAAGTCAGCATCTTTTGGATATGGTAATGTCCAATCCATATTGCTTTTGTCGCTTTTTAGATACTTGCGTGTCCGTTTGTTCATAGGATAGATGTAACGAAATTGTTTACCCCATACCCTACTGAACCCTAGTTCGCCCATCTTAGCATCGTTAGGTCGAGGGCCATACTTGGTATCATCACGCCCCATCTCTTTCTTCATCTTACGCTGGATAGTGCGAAAATGAACCTTCTCACCTTTATCAGTGACATAGACATCACTCCAAATAAATCCACCATACAGGAAGTTCCCTGCCTGATAGACATACCCAGGCTTACCTACAATACCGTCTGCCCATGTGTATAGGTAGGACACATTAGGTGTATTCTGTTTCATCCACTTGATTGTGGCAGACATCATTTGTGTCTCACTATTGCGTGGCATCTTCTCATCCATACACATCTTACCTATTTCAAAGTAATCTGCTGTGGTTAGTTCTGGGAACATCTTCTTGATTGTTCCCATAGGGTTTGTTCCCCAACCTAGTGTGAGAATACCAACCAACTCATCATCATGGTATGCACCAAGATAATGTTTTGTGAGTTTAGGCATAACTGGACTATAGTGACGCTCTTGAACAAACAAGGTAGCGACCCTATAGTCCACTGGTTTCATTAGCATCCTACAGGTTCTTCCTCTCGACCCTCTTTGATATATTTGATATTCTCTTGAATGTCATCGTCTTGAGCATTGTGCATCACTTCATACATGACTTCACGAAACTCTTCTTCAGACTCATCATCTTTCCATTCTTCTTCATCACTATCCCATTTTTCTCTGAGATGTGGATGTTCTTGGAAGATGCGTTCTTGAAGTTCTTCGTAATCATCCTCAAAACCATCATAGAGGTCTGCACCATCATAGGTATATGTGCCAAAGAAGTTAGGCATTTCATCATCAAATGATACAGATGTAATGAGGTTAGGGTCAAGTTCTGATAACTGTTCTAGAATCCAGTTCAATCCCTGCTCAGGCCAACTCCATGCAGAGTAACCGTAGCAACTGTCTTCATCAAACTCTTGAATATAACACCACTTCGGGCCGATGTTTTCAGTTGTCCAAGAATACTGTCGAACATCATCTGTTGATACTGGGCCATCTTCATATACCCACATATCGCCCATCCAGTATTCGTAGTTTTCCTTTTCCATGCGTCCACAGAGTTCCAACCACTTTGCCTTTGCGGCATCGTTAATCTCTTGGAAGTGAATATTCCAACTTACATGATTTGCCATTATTCGGACTCCTCTTCAATAAGTTCATAGTCAATATCATAACCACCTTTACGGTCAGTCCACAAATCCTCTTCAGAATCCATGCAGTCTGCACCCCACACGATTTCCATGAACATATCATCTTCTTCATCTGTAGGTTCTTCACCATATGGTTCTGGAGCATTCCAACCACTTCCTTTATGTGATAGGATTTCTTTGAACCTATCCACTGTCAGGCCCTGTTCTTCAATCCATTCACTACCAACCGACATGGTTTTGTAGATTGTCATTTGATGGTATTCGATTTGCTTAAAGTCTACGGTATCACTCATCATCATTCTCCCATGAGGTTTCAGTGTCTATCTCATATCCACCCTTGTCACTTGTCCACCACCATTCGTCAGTTTCATAGTCGCCCTCATAAACATATGATTGTGCTTCATCATCACCTTCATCGAATAGTTCTTGGAATTTTTCTACTGAACCAAATGTTTCAATAACATCATCTTCGTCCAGTTGAAAAGTTTTATACAGATGCACTTGATGATACTCTGTATCTTTTACCCATAAATCAGCCATACTATCTCCTTTTGCCCGTCATAGGGTCACTTGCTTCACTTGCAGACAACACTTGTAGTCCGCCCTTGTTATATGCCTGTCCAATGACGGCACTTCCAGTATACACTGGAATCTCTTTCTTGAAGGCATTACCACTAATACCATCCCCTCTGCTGGGGATGTCTGGTGTTTCCCTTCGATATGGCGCAGGCGCAAGGAATTGAACCTCACCTTGCAGTTTTGGAGACTGCCGTGCAGCCGATACACTACACCTGCCATGTCTGTAGTCAATATACTCTTCTAATGTGATTACTGGTGAACGCAACCGTTTAAGAAATTTATTATGCTCTCGCCAATCTGCTTCAAACTTGGCAGGGTTAATCTTTTTCTTTTTGCGTTTCTTCTGATTGTTGGTCGTGTAATACGCCGGAAGTAGATGCATACCGCTCATTATAAATCGCCTCCATTAAAACATCAGTTGGAAGATTGTCAATTGACTCACCATAGCGTTCTGCTAGGTCAGTTAAGTTGTTTGTTTGCCTTTGCTTCTTTGAGAAGGGCATTTACCACTCCTGTCCAATAATTGATACCCCAATCTGAACCAGATGCTTTGCACCTATCCAGAGCGGCCATTGCATTATCAATAAGTCGATTGTAATTAACCATTGATAATCTCGTAAGCAGCATCAACCGCATCAAACCCATAACCACCGATATGCCATTCATACTCTTCGGTAGGAACATAACCAGTTTTCCAGTTGTAGATAGAGAACTTTACATAGTCATCCTCATCAGTGTCAGCACCAACAGTCCATTCACAGTTCACCTTTTCATAAGGGTCTGCATCAGTGTATGTTGGTTTACCAAATTTCTCAACCAACTTGTCGTAGGTTGTTTTGATAACACCTTTGTATGAACTCATATTCATATCCACATCAGTTTCAAAATTTACAATCTTCATAATATACCTCTCTATTTCACTTTATCATAATAACCCAAAACCTCTCGTTTGTAAAGAGATTTTAGAAACCATTTGGCACGACTAAAATATTCACTCATTTCTTCTGTGCATACATGGCGTTCCCAATTCAGCACTTCTTTTTTGTGTTGGTAGTATTTCTCTACACACCAATTCCGAAAATTAGAACTCTTAGGCATTTTCCTCTCCGTTAAGTAAAATGATGCCTCCTACAACCAACATAACCAAACCGATACCTATTGCAGTGAACATCTCTGTATATGTATTTGCATACTCCATACACTTACCATCACAGTCTCCAGCAGATCCGGCAATCGCCATGAATCCACCCATTACCAAAATTGCACCAATTATTTTCATCATATCTCTCTCCTTATTTACCTGTATAACCAAGTGTTCTCATTGCTTCCAGCGGACTAGTTTCTTCTGCAAGGGCAACATATTCCTCAACAGAAGCGTTCTTCACTAAGAAGTTCATCCAAGTCTTGTAGGGTTTGTAACCATACTTGAAACGAGCAATGAATTGGGGTTTCAACTTACCTTCCCAAGAGGGATGGGCATCTGGATGAACATCCATCATCATTTTAGCACCCTCAAAGGCACCACGATACATGAGATACATACCATCCCAAGTAAACTCTTCTTTCACAAATGCAGTCATAATTAACCTCTTTCTCTCAACTTACATATATAGTATAGATGTTCTAATAACATAAGTCAAGCACTTTTTAGCACTTTTCGTAAGTTTTCTAGCAAATATTCCTCTAAATCGTGTTCATTTGCCTGATATAGAATACCTATTCCACCCTTTTCAATCCATCGTTTGATATTTGAGGGTTTATCATCAACTAGGATATTTGGAGTTCCATCCAACTTATCTGTTGCAAACTTTTCCTTCATACCAGTGAAGATTAGTTTATCAAGGTCTGGAAGATACCCATGTCGAGTCAACCAGACTCGTTTCCAGAAGGCAGAGTTATCTCGATCACCAGTTAGTGGTGAAGAGCAGATTCCCCAATCACCAGTTGACTTTGCAAACTCTACAAGAGCATCAGAAGTCTCAAACTTTTCTAGGGTATTGAAGAAGTCAGTTCCACGCAACTTTGCGATTGCCTTCTCTTTATCCTGTATCAGTTTCCAATGGTCTTTTCCAAACTTTTCTGCAAATGCATCAAAGAAGTTTGCAATCACACCATCCATATCTAAGTATAATGTCATATTTTTATCCTTTCACTTTTGCCCGCATTGCGGCCATCTTATAATAATCTTGTAACCATTTCTCAGGCGACTTGATGGTCTGAGAAACACTCATCTTTACTTTGTGGGCACGAAACTGGCGTTTCAGTTCCTTCGCCACTTCAGTTCCTAAGAACCGAGAAATCAGTTTAACCAGTGTCTGGCGAAACGGTAGGTCATGGTGCATATGTCCAGCAGTGTGTGCAAGTTCATGTAACACAACCCACTTGTTCATTCCACATGAGGGATGAAGAGCAACACCACGATATGATGCCTGTCCAGCGACTCGTGCGTTACTAGAATTTCTCATCACACGCAGAGCAGGGTCAGACTGTCCTCGTTCATTCACTAGAGACTGATAAGTCTTAGACTTCACAACTCGTTTGAAAAACTTCTTGACCTCTTTTTCAGTCATAGACTGTTTTGCCTCTGGGAACTTGCGTTCAGTTGCCCATTCAGATTTGTAGACTTTGTTGCGTCCACTATCGACATAAGAGTTCTGAAGGCGTCCAGTTTTCTGTTGTTTCAATTTCTTTGAAACATAGTTTGCATACTTGTTTGCAAGGTCATTACCCATCTTACCAGTGGCAAGTGCCATCTTATATGCCTCGTGAGCGTCAACAGTTCCTACGAAATTTACCATTTGAATACCTCTCTCATCATTACAGTGCTATGCTACTTTGTTTTGAGAACAATGTCAAGCACTTTTTAACCCATAACAATCAATGCAAGTAACAC